GGAACTACATCAGCCCAATAAGTAGCACTTGTAATGTCAAAATCTGTAATTGCATCTAACTCGATATATGTGCTACCATCTGCAGAATAACATTTTACTGCAGTTGCATCTATTAATTCATCAGGAGTTACAGAATCATTGCTTATTATTCCTCTAAAGTTAATAGGAAAATCTGGTTTTATTGTCAATATCTTTGCAGTATTAGTTGCAATATCACTCGTATTCGTTGCGATGTTAGTTGCATTAGTTGTTGGTTGTATATCGCTTACATAAGCTGTATTGCCTGCATTTCTTTTAATGTAAGTATTTGCTATTGCTGGTAAGGTTTCTCCAGTAGTGATTATTGTATTAACTAAGGCAGTTGCCGTTCCATTCCACCCTAATAATAAACCAGCCTCTGGTGTAGGTAAAACAGAGCTTATAACTCCTGTATCAGTTCCTAAAGGAAACTGTAATGTTCTATCAGAAGCTTCTGTTAAGTCTTGTGTGATAGCTGTGATTTTATCAAATGAGTTCTCTGTTACTTTTCCTTGAAATCCTGATGAAGTAGAATAGGCTGTGTTTTGTGTCTTAGCTATATCCCTAGATACAATTATATAATTATCACTTGTAGGGGCTGTTAAGAAAGTAACTGTGCCGTTTGTATCATCAAATACTAAGGTATAGTCAGAATCTAATGTTTGAAGCGTTTGAGCTCCTGTTGTAACATCTTCTAAATATACTCTACTAAAATCTTCGTCTATCATATTCCAAGTAAAACTAAAGTCAACGGTTACTCCGTTTCCTAAATCCTTTGTTGGGACATAATTGTCTGTTGGTATTGTCATATTTTTCTCCTTATCTTATTATACTCTATTATTCTTTATTTTGCAACTCTCTACTACGGAAGACCTTATTAGCTTTTCTTACTATTGAATCTATTTTAGAATCTAATGTTTTAATTCTATCGACTTTAGTCTCTGAAGTCATAGTTTTATTTACATAGATACTATCCTGTTGGTCTCTTACTGCTTTAAGTTGCTTGTGAAATCCCTTCATTGTTTTGTATGAAGTTATCTCTTGTTTGTTTTTCTCAAAGTATGCTTTTTTATCTTTGCCTTTTTTCCTATTGAAAGTAGCGTGCTTTTGTTGTATAGACTTCCAATTAGTAAAGAAATTATTAGCAGAGACTGAACCATACCCTGTAGGGCTTCGTTTAATCAAAGACCTTATCAAAGGTATATCTGCTTTAGTAATTGGTTTTTCAGGAACATCAACTCCATTAAACTCTCTAACTTCTTTAATTACTTTATCCGCAGCATCTGTAAAGAACCTTGCACTTCCTGCAAACTGCCCTCTTAAAGTATTATCTAACTTAGCTGGAGATACATTAAATTGTTTTCCTAGTAATTTCATTATTTCAGGTGTGAACTTATTAGCTCTTTCTGAAGGTTCAAGTCTATCCATCCATTCAGGATATATACTTCTTCCTGTAAAGAAATTATAATTAGTCATATTCTCTATAGAGTATTTAAGTAAAGGAGGCATTGTGCTTCCTAAGTCTTGTATAGGAGTTAAACTTCCTAACATACCAATTACTACTTCACGACCCATATTCTCTACTTCTGGCTTATCTCCTTTAAATCCATCAACCATTATTATTTCAGGAAGTGTAGCAAATAATTGACCCGGAGCGAAAGGTTTAGGTATTGAAACCCAACTGTCCCCTATTTTAATATTCCAAGCAAGCATTCTTCTCCAAGTAGGTAGTTCAAGATATTCTTCTCTCTCATCATCAGGAGCTTGATACAACATATAATAGTTATAAATTATAGTAGGTATAGTCATACGAGTAATACCGTGATACAGAAAAGCCTTAGGGTTTTCTTTAATAGTAGCCATTAACTTAGCACTACCACGAATACCTGCATTAAAGAACGGAACATATTGATTAATAATCTTACCAGCTTTACCTCCTACCATAAAGTCTAATGAAGCATCCCTTGATTCAAATATAGCTTCTTTTTCACTTAGTCCTTTTTTAAGAGATTTAGAGAACACACCTATTCTATTTGATTTTTCAACCACATCTCCAATATCTCCTAATAATCTTAGAGGGTTTTTTAACTATCTTTGTAGTTTTGAATCCTTACCGTAAAGTTCTTTGTAAATTTCTTCTAGGTTTTTATCCATATCTTTAGCTGTTTGTCCCATATATGAATCAAACGAACCTCCTAGAGCTTCCCAATCATCATATATCTTCTTATGTCCTAGAATAGAGAATACACCTTGAACTGCATCTTTGGCATTAGGATTTACTTTTGATTGTAAATTAACCATTAAAGTATCTCTAATAAAATTCCTAGACCAGAACTCTGGGTTTAATCCAGTAGCTCCTGCTCTTAATACTTTAGCTGATATTTTTAAAGGAGCTAATAATTTAGCAATAAAATCATTTTCGTTAGGGTCTCTAGAATCTATTTCTCTTAATACTTTTTCTTCTACATTGTAAAATACTCGTTCTCCATTTTCATAAACTGACATAGTTCCTTCAGGCTTCTGACGAGAAGGTTTTAATACTTTTTTACCGTCTTCTTCAGTTTCTTTTAGTAATGGTTTAGATTTTTCAGCTTGTCCTAACCCCACAAGAACATCTTTAACACTTGTAGCAATTTTATTTCGTTCAGCAATCGCAATCATTTTACCTGTGTTTATTGAAATAGTCCTCAAGAAGTTATCTATTTCTAAATCAGAACCACCTTTGATTTTCTTAATATCTGCTTTAGCTCCTGTAAATTTAGGTTTTTTAGAGTATCCTGTAAACTGTCCGTCCTCAATTACTCTGTTAAAAGAGATATAATGAGGATTAGCTTCTGTTATTGCTTTAAAAGATTCCTCACTTAACACCCCAGCATCTACTAATTTATGCAAGATTTGTTGTTGATTCTCATATAATTCATTAGAAAACTCCTCAAACCATTCTATTTTATCTCCGTATTTATCATTTAATCTAGCCATATCTACAAGAGCCTTAGCTTGTTGTGTTTCTGTAATGTCAACATCTGCTCTAGGGATTAAGTCTTCTATCATTCTACGAGCTTGTAAGTAGTCGTTCTGGTCGTTTAATCTAGTATCAAGACTAGGTTCTACTTCCATAATAGAATTATGCCAGTCATCTGTAATAGATTTTAAAGACTTGCCTACTATTTGTGTCTGTCCGTCTATAGTTTCATATATTCCTACTTGTAGATTTTGTCTTATTGTTCCTGCTATACCGTGAAATTGACGGATAGATTGCTTAATATCAGGACTTAGTGATTCTAAGAATCTCTTATCGTTTACCATTTCAAATATAAACCAATCTTTTACTTCCTTAGTTTTTTCTTTAAAGTCTTGAAAACCATTATTAAATCCACTTTCTTCGTCTAATACTAAAGGAGGGTCAATTTGTTCTTGTGATTCAACCTCTATTTTAGATAAATCTGATTGTATATTAGAAATATGCTTAAATTCTTCAGGCACAGATGTAAATGCATCAGCTCTTAAAATATCTTGTTTTATTGTTAATAAATCTATACCAAGTTCAGTTTCTAAAAAACTTATATTATTATCTAATTCTTCTATTTCTTTTGCTATATCTACATCTTCGGCTCTAAATTGTGGAGTATCAAAAGCTTCTGCAAAAAATTCAAAAGCCTCTACACTATCAACATCTCTTCCAGTAAATTCCTTTACTAACTCAACTAAAGAATGTTCTCTAATACCTTTTTTTGTTAACAAACCTTTAAAAGCTATTGTATCTTTTAACCCTGATATTTCGTGCAAATCTACAGCTTTAGCTGTTCTTAAATGAATACCTCCAACTCTTCTAACTGCTTGTATAAAGTCTTCTGGTCTCTTTTCTTTATCTACATCAATAGAAGAAACAAGTGATTTTATTTCTTCTAGTTCTTCAAACTCAACTGGAACATCATTTTTTATATTCTCAACTGTAGTTCTAATTCTAGTTATATCATCTGCCTTGTTTTGTATATCCTGAAATTGTATCGTTGCTCTTTCTTCAAAATCAAAAGGCTCAATTATATCTCCTGTAATATTTATAGGTATGTCTTCTGTTATATAACCACTCTTAGGGTCAGGATATTGCTCTTGAACCATATTCTCTTTTTCTGTTTCAGTCATATTATTTATAAGTTCGTTAGCTTCTTTTTCTGTATTTCCATTTTTCATAAATATACTTTTAACAACACCACCAGAAGCACTTAGGGCATTAGCACTCACATTTACTCCACCCATACCAACAACTATAATCCCTGTAGCTACTCTATCTGACATATTTCCCCTTATCATATCTAAGGCTTGCTCTTTATTTATATCTCCAGTTGCTAAACCAAAACCTGCTTGTCCTACATTTTCTGCCTCTTCTTCTAGCATTTCTCCTGCTATTGAACTATAACCAGCTCTTGACATAGCCACGGAAGCCTTAGTCAATACATTAGCCTTTTTTGCACTTTGATAAAATGCTTTTTGTAATGAAACTGGAAATTTATTTAAAGCTGTAATCATAGGAGTTTTTAGTTTTCCTGCTGGGTTTAGATATTTATTTACCACTGCTCCAATCGGCTTTGTAATTGGACTGGTTATTTTACCTAATCCTTTTACTAATGTTCCACCCATCATTTCACTAGCAACCGTTATATATGTAGAACCATAACTCATTAAAACTGACTTTGTAGGAGATTCTTTGCTCTCTTGTAATAAAACCTCTCCCTTATCAGTAATAGACATAGCGTCATTTATTCTTCTACTTCCATAAGTTGAGACAGATAATGGAACCATTGCAGTAGTTCTAGCCGTAACATTTGCTGTGGTTCCTATTGCCTTTTTAAGAAGTATATTCTTTACAACTTTTGAGGTGGCTCTAGTTGCTATAACTTGAGCAGATTTACCAAATCCAAAAGTAGCCCCCATTTCACCCATAAAAGCTGGAACTTGCATTCCATAATATCCCACTTTACCCCAAGTAGAGAACCCTCTAAGGTTCATCTCCACCATTCTATCTGTATAATCATTTAAGCTATCTATTTGAGATTGCGGGACATCTTCCCCTTTGCTTATGTTATTAGCTATAAGAGCCATTTTAATAGCTTCTCCACCTTGAGCTAATCCACCACCAGGAACAACTTGTTTATTTTGTAAGAAATCTGAGACTTCATCTCCACCTATAGGATTATTTTTAAACCATTCTAATCTGCCCTCATCAAATCTTGTTTTTCCTATAGTTGTCCATTCATCTTTATTTTGGTCAAAGTCCTTTGTAAGTTGTTCGTCGCTCTCTACTGGAATACTAGAAGTTGAAGCATTGACAATAGATTCTTTAATGCCAATAGGTTCATCAATAAAAGTAACCCCACCAGTTTTAGCTGGAGTTGTAGGAGCATCATCTATGAAGGTAACTGACATTAATCAACCGTTGCCTTTCTTCCGTTTATTATAACTACTGTTCCACTTGGGAGATTTGCTTTATTAACAGCATCTACTGAATCGAAGTGTCTTGTAACTATTTCTCCTTTGTCTAATATTTCGTTAGCCTGTTTATTCTTAATTTCATCAACTCGTTTAATAGTATCTTCTCTTCTTTTAAAGTTGATATTATCTATAATCTTTGTAGCTCTTTCACCGTATTGTTCTTGTGTTAGCTCTTGTGTGCCTGTTTCATAGAATAGTTTTCTAACTGCAGTTCCTCTAAATTCAGGAGGAAGTTGTTCGTCAAACATATCGCTTGCTACAGTGAAGTTCCAAGCTATATTTGAAGTAGCTCCTGACAACTTAGTTGTTGTTAGGGTGGTTATTTGCCTGTTAAGTTTTTTAGCATCATCTGGGCTAAGTTTACCAGTAGCCTGTGCTGTCATAATCTCTTCACGTATATTTCTAACACCTATTAAATAATCTTCTTGGTTTAAGTCAGCAATAGCATTCAAGTCATTAGTTCTTAAAAGTATATCCGCCATTACTCCATCAACTGTATTTCCATCAACTGCTTGAGTAGAATCTAGTATTTTTTTATATTTCTTAGTAAAAGAATCTGATACTAACCCATTAATAAACATTTTATCAATAGCCACCTTTTTATCATATATAGTAGCTTCTGGGTTGTTTACAGTATCCATAAGAGAACTTTCATTACCAGTTTCTACTTTTAATGAATCTAATACTAATTCTTTAGTTCTTACTTGAGCTGTTTTCTCTAATTCTTTTTTCTCCTCACTATCTAATATATTAGTTCTTTCATCTTCTAAAAGCTTTACTCCTAGTTCTGGGTCAGATTCTATTGCTCCACTTATAAAAGACTTCATATAATCTTTTTCGTAGTTCTCCATTATTCCCTTAGTAGTTTCTGTTCCTAAAAATTTACTTGTGGTTTTTTGTAGTTCATCTCTTGATTGCTCGAATTTCAACAAAGAAGCAAAATCTGATTCATCTCCTGTGGCAAAGTTCTGTCCGTCTATATATGATAGTTGGAATTGTCCTTCCATAGCTTCATTTAAGTTATTTACAGCATTTTTAGTATTCTGTCCTATACTCCAAACATCAGTATTTACTTTTGTTTGACTTATTAAAGCATTTGCCTTATTAGCCCATTGTCCTTTATATAATGCTCCTATGCCCTTTCCGTGTTTTTTAAATACATCTTGAACTTGTGTATTGTAATCTTTTATATTTGCCATAGGGTCAGCTTCATTGTCGATACGATACTGATTAGTAATACCATTAATCTCAAGTTGAGCTTGTGTTAGACTATTTCCTATTTTAGTTTCTTGTGAAGCTTGGTGTATTTTATTAACCGCAGGCAATAGAGCACCAGCTACATCAGGAGTTTGCTTTACAACTTCTTGTATGTTTTGTCTTATTGATGTTATTTCTCTTTCCATAATATCTCCTAACCACATATATTTCTGCTTCTTGGAGCTGTTCCTGTCTTAGTTATTCCTTGAAAAGGGTCTGTTTGAATATCTATATCACTAACTGGAGTTCCTCCAAAATCTAAATTAGCTGCTGTCATAGCCAAAGAACCTAAAGCACTAGTTCTTGCTGAACCTACTATATTTCTAGCTCTTGTATTAGCATTGCTTATCCCTTGTTCTACATCAGCTTTACCTACATCAAAAGTTGAACTTAAAACTCCTTGAACTGTTCCACTTTCTAAAGTTATTCCTGAACTTAAGAACGAAGCTTTTTGTTTACCAGCTTTTGCTAGAGTGATTTGTTTACCTCTTTCAGCTTCTGCTGCTCCTTGTTTTGCGATTGCTTTAGCTTGTCGTTCTGCATTTACTAAACCTGATGTTGCTCTTGCTACTGCTAATCCTATCATTATTCCTGTTGCCATACTATCCCCCAAACATTATAATCTTTATTATCCATAAATTTTCTTTTAGTTCCTTCTTTTGTAAATCCTAGAAACTCGTGCCATCTATTTAATTTTTCATTATCAGGACTTTCTGTCTCTATTCTTTCGGCTTTTAATTCTTTTATCAAGGCATAGATATATTCTTTAACTTCTCTACTCCATTTAAAGTCATTACTTAACGATAGAAACACTTTATAATTATTTCCCCAATAGTTTAAATAACCTAATATACATACTATTTTATCATCTTTAATCATTGTCTTTAAATTTAAAACCCCTAAGAAATCCTTATATAGTTCTAAATCACTAAACTCATTAGTGTCAATTAATTCTAAGTCTTTTATGTTAAAATCTCTTATCACGATACACCATACTTTGCTTCTATTATTGCTGCTATTACTGTAAAGGGCAACGGTTTATCTTGAACTATATATAAAAACTTATCTGTCTTAGAAGTATCAGAATAGCTTACTAATTTAGTTTTATCCATTGGAGTTGGTGGTAGGTAGTTTAAATCTTTCTGTCCTAAGTTTTGTATAGGAACTAACTTATAAGGACTAGAACCTATCTTTCCTCCTGCACTCGTTACGAATCTAAGTCCAGCTTGACTGATATTCTTCTTGGTTATTTGAGTGTTTTTACCTTGAAATGCAAATCCTAGACTAAATGTTTTAATTACTCCTTTATAAGGGTATCCTACACAAGTGTGAGTAACTTGTTTATTTAAATCAATCTCTCCATCTGCTACTTCAAACTCTCCTAATAATCCTCCATCTGCTACTACTGATACAGTCTTTCCGTTAAAACGAGTTAATCCTGATAAAGTAGAAAAGGTTAAATACCAACTTGAATAAGTATTAGTTGTTGGTTCTTGAATAACATCTACTGTAACTACCGTTGTAGAAGTAAAGGCTGTTATTTCAAATCTTCCACTTTCATATCCTGTGATAGTTTTATATGAGATTGACTTACCTACATCTCCACTGGAGAATACTGCACTATCTGCTGTGATAGTCTCATCTCCATCAAAAGTAATCTCGATAGTTTGTAAATCATCAAAACATTGACTATTATCTAAGTAAATACATTCCTTAAGTTGTTCTGCTATGAATCTATTATAAGCTTCATTATCTGTTTGTTCTACATTTGTAAAGAAGTTCTCTCTAGGGACAAATTCTACAAATTCTGCTAATTTCTCTATGTAGTAAACAGAATCTCTTAATGTTAAAGTAAATAGTTGAACATCTCCTTCGTTGTTAGTTATAGTTGCAATGTCTTTGACATTACCTTCGGTTTCGTGTAAACTCCACCCTATGATTTTCTCACTTTGGTTGAAATTCAATGCAAGTAACTTTCCATCGCTTCTAATAGTATATACAAGGTCATTACGGTCTTTTTTATACCTAAGTTTACTTATTCCTCCTTGAGTTATATCATAAGAGATAAAATTAGCATCATCTGATTTAAATGTCTCTCCTAGTAAATCATAAGAAAAGTAATAAGCATTACGGTTATTTCTTCCTATATAAAACACTAATCCATCTTTACGAACTGGAATAGTAGAATTAGAACCATCTGAACCTGTTATAGTTACACTTACATTCGCCGCAGTAATAGGAGTGTTAATATCTCCTCCGTTTATTACAGCTAAATTCTGTCTATTGCCACATATCAACGACCTCTCATTAGAAAACATCCATTCAATCTTTTCTGTAAGGTCAGCTAAAGTAATTTCAATAGGAGAAGAATCTAGTATTGTGCCAGGTATTGTAAATTCTTCATAATCTCCAGCTTCTGAACCCCACACTGTTGTTTGATAAGAATACCATAATCTACCATCTTTAAACTGAACACTTGTTGGATTATCTGGGAAAACCGCCCCTGTAGTTGTAGATGCTGTGAAAGTAAAATCATCTGCTGCTACTCTTATAAAATCATAAGGAACTACATCTGCTTGTGCTAGTTTCATTACATCTGCATTTTGAGACCATTGTATTGTCTTTGCTTGTTCTAAAGTATATGGACTTACTACTTCTAAATCTCCTCCTCCACTCTGAACAAATCCAAAGTTACCACCTGAATCATAAGTTAAGAACTTTACTTTTAACTCTGTAAATAAGCATAAATAACTCTGTTCTTGTGAGAATGCAAATTCAATAAAAGCACAATCCTCAAATGTTAACATATCCTCTAATCCTGCTCGATATATAGCGTTTCCTTTAAAATTACTTATAAAGTTATCAAATCTATCTGCTCCAGTTGAATAGATAGGTAAATCAAATCTACCTCCTAAATCGTGGTCTACCTTAGCTCTTGAGAAATTATTATATGTTGTTGCAATTTTCATTTCTTACTCACAAACGTTGGGTTATCGACATTTCTAGCAGCTTTAAATCTACTCCTAGATAGTCTTAATGGACTGTTCTCTTGGGAATTAAGTGAACCTACCGTGCTCATCTTTAACGGAAGTGAAGCTTGTAATCGTTCTCTTCTACCGTCATCTTGTGTAATTGGAAGACAGACATTTACCGCTAAGTATAAAGATAGTAATTCAGACCAATCAGAAGTAAACTTAGTTACATCTTTCTCATCTACTAAATACCTTATAGGCATTCCATCTTCATAATTGTCATCTGTGTATATCACTCCAGCTTCTACTGTGTAATTGTTTTGTTTGTCTTCTATGTTTCCTATGCCTAGTAATTTAAGACAATCACTAGGGTATTGATAACCATAAGCATATCCAAATACTGGCTCTGCGACTAATTGAGCTACAATAGCTCTTTTTAATGCAAAATTAGGCATTGTATTTCTTAACAAAGCCTGTCGTGAGTTATCATACCATACTTTAAATGTAAGCTCATTATCTTCTGTTCCATCATCAATATTGGTTACTGAACCAAAATCTCCTAATGTGTTAAGAGCCATATTACATATATCTACTTTTGATGTAGCCATATTATCTCCTTTAAAGTAAAGGGGCGTCCCCCAATTACTATGTTACGTCTACAAATACTATTCCTGAAGCACTAGATTGAAGTGTGTCGCCATCATCATAATCTGATGGTGTGTCAGATAAGTCTAAGAAACTGATTTGGTCTGCCATTAAAGATACCAATACTGATATTTTAATCTTCTTAGGTATATTCCCATCTGAAACAATTACATAATCCGTAAGAGCGATTGTTCCGCCTGCGTCTATTTCTTCTATTTCGTGTAAGCCTAGATTACTAAGCCCTCTTTTATCTACCATAATTTTTTCCTTTCAAGTAATGGAGAAGCCGAAGCTCCTCCAATTACGGTTAGCTAGTTGGTAATTCTATTACTACGTCTAAATCTAAATCTTCTGTAGTAGCTGATGATTTTGTGTTGATAGTCAAACATAAAATTAAACCTCCTACATAAGTATTATCAGGTGCTAGACTTAATAAGTCACCAATAGTTGAAGTTTTATCAAGACTTGAATTTAAGCTTAATAAATCTCTTGTTGATAATGCTGAAGATAAATCTCCACCATCTACTAAAACATCTGCATCTACTGCTGTAAGAACAGAGTCTTTATAGTAGTAAAAACCGAAATCACAGTCATTTGCTGATGTTAGAGCTGGAGTTCCTGATGGGGATAAGATTCTGTGAACTTTAGAATCAGTTGTTAGAGGTCCTGAAAGAACATAAACATCTCCGTCAGTAGCTGCTGCTGCTGTAATAGTAAACTTTGAGTTAATTGTTCTCAATGTTTTACCTGTTCTATAGAAAGGATTAGCTGTTGAATCTGCAAATCCTAATGAATTAAATACTGTCATAATCTACCTCCTATGTTTCTATAGTTGTTGAAAGAATTTGGACTTTAACGCCCTCTGTTCTCATTGCACCAATCCAGTAATCGATAGTAATCTCATAAGAATTAACTTTTGTAGCTGATTTAGTTACACTTAAATCTGATAATTCCATAGCAACTGCTATTGATTGTGGGGCTAATACTACACATTTTCTAAGTGTAGCTCCTTCATTTAGAACTGGGTTCTTAGGTGTTACTGTTCCATCAGAGCCAGCAAACATAATCATTTTATATTTACCTGCTGATTTCATAACGCCATCTTCCACTGGTCTTCCTGAAATGTAGTCGTTGTTAATAAATTCTGTTTCACCCATCAAGTCTGTGTTTTCAGAACCTGATATAGCTATAACTGAACCTATAAAGTCTTCATAGTCAAAGTCGTTGTTAATGAAGTTTTGTGTTACTTCTTGGATTTTCTCATAAGTTAATCCTGCTGAAGCATCTATTGAGATAACCCCGTCTGTTGCTGCTGATGTTGAAGTAGGTGTTGAATCAGGTGCTCCTGTTAAAACTGCTCCTACTGCTGCATCTATAATCACTCTATCAATAACTCTTTCTTTAGCGTTATTAAGTTCTCTTAGAATGTTTGAACGTGGGTCTGCGATTAATTCATTAATGTCGTCTTTAGCATCTACTATAATAGTTTTTGTAAAACGATTCTTACTGAATTGGCGATTGTCTAGTGAATAATCCTCGATTTGTTTATCTGGGTTTCTTCCGTCGACTTGGTCTAGTTCTAATCTTCCTATTCTGGCAACATTGTGTGTTTTACCATCTGAAGACATAAACATAGCAACTCCTGCACCAACTAAACGTGATTTTGTTTGTTGAGTTAGTTCCATAAAGTTGTCCCTAAACATCTGTAGTTGACCTTGGTCAATGCTAGGGCTGATTGTTGTTGAAGTCATAATTGTTTCTCCGTATTAAAAATTAATTTATACGAAATATTGTCCTTGCGGATATCTCTTGCAAAATTGAGGTGTTTGCCTTAACCTGTTCTTATTAGGTCGTTAAGATTGTCTAATGTCTGTAGTATAAACCCTTTTTATATATTTGTCAAGTGCTATAAAAAAAGCCTCCGAAGAGGCTTAGTTTATTCTTCAAATACTCTCTTGAATAGCTTATCATACCCTATATTAGGTTGAAACTTAATCCCTTTTGCCTTAGCCAAGTTCTTCAAGTCTTCTAGTGTATATTCTTGTGATTCTTCTTCATCAACAATATCTACACCAAACTCTGCCATTTCTTCAGCAAGTGATACTCCTTCATCTTCAGTAGCTTTCTTTTCTTCTTGTTCCTTGATAATACATTTAGGAAGTGAATCAAAGCCTCTTTCGATTACACGAGCAACTTTCTCTGCAGGAACACCTTTTATTTCTAATAGATATTTCTCTACTGCTGATACACGTGTATTTCTTAGAGATGATTTCTTATATGCTGGAATCTTCAAACCTAAATATACTGATAAATCTTGTAGTTCTTCCATAGTCATTTCTTTTATGTCTTTACCTAAGAATGTTAATGTATCTTCTGATTCAACACAAGAATCCATATAAACCTCTCTCATAGATTTAACTCTAACTTTCTTCTGAATACTTAACCACATACGAGCATATCTTGATTTACATACTTGATGTGCTCTTCCTTCATCACAAAATGGTATAATTCCTTTTATGTTTTCATATTCTTCTATATCGCCCTTATTATCTTTATAAGTTCCTGATAGTTTTACTTTTAATGTTTTCATCTTATTTTACTCCTTTATAAGTTGCTGCTAAGTCATTTAATAACGCTGTTCTTTCTTCTGCATCATGAGGTCTAGTATCTAACTCTGCTACTTTATCTCTTATAGCTTTTTGTTTATCTTTCATTTGAGTTTCACTTAGATTTTGAGAACTTGCAGCATTATTTAATGCTCCACCCTCTTGTGAACCGTGAGCCTTAGAAAAGTTATTAGCCATTCTATACATAGCCCCTACTTGGTCGTTAGTTAGAGTGTTTAGAATACCCTTATCAACATCATTAGTATGTTTATCTATTAATGCCTTAGTTTTCGGTTGAACCTCTGTATCATCTCCAAACGATTCTTTAAAGACTTTATCCATACCTGCAGGACTAAATAATATTTCTTTTTGTTTAGCTATATTGTCTGAATGTTCCTTTAGGATACCTTCTGCTTGTGCTTGACTAACTCCATTGTCAAAGAATGCCTTTGAATATAAAGCCTTTTCTTCATCTGTTGTATCTTCTGGGAATGTATAAACTTCTGCATTCTCTGGTCTTGTCTTACTGTAATACTCTTGTATTTGGTCTGGTGTTGAGTTCTCATCAGGTATTCCAATAGTTTTCTTCCCAATTAGTTCTTGAGAATTACTATGATTCTTCCATAAATCATCAACTGATTTAATGTTCTTAGCCCAACCTTTTTCTTTGTATTCTTCAGGTGGTGCGAAAGTTGGCGTTGTAGTATTGTCTGCTGTAGTAGTAGTGTCTGGGGCTATAGTGACTGTATCAGTCGTAGCTTGTCCTCCATCTGTTCCTTCAGTAGATACTGTTTCATCTGTCATTCAATATCCTTTCTGATATCTGATTTAAGATAGGGTCTAATTGCTTCCAAGTACTTTCTCTTTCCTTTATCCACGAACATATCTCGTGGTTCTAAACTTTTCTCTCCCTCTACTTCAAATATATCTATATATCTTAATAGAGATTTGAGAAAGTATTTCCCATTTTTGGTCTTTGCTAATCCATTAATAGCTATTCTATATTCTTTTTTCTGCTCTTCATTTAAAAAGGACTTCTTAGCTTGTTTCTCTTTTCGTTCTTGTATTCTATCTACTATACTTTTAACTGGGTCATTTTCCATTATCCTATCCTCTTAATATCTAAACATTTAACATCTGAAAATTCATCTATAAGTGAACTACTGAATAACAACCTATAATCACCACTTGGAAGCCTGCTAATCTCAATAACTTCTTTGTCTGTATTTATCTTAGCAACTTTAGTTATAGGCATTTTCTTAATCGTTCCGTCTTTAAATACTATATTAATACTTCTTTTAACCTCCATTTGTAGCCTCCGTGTTGTTCTTATTAGTTTTTGAGTTAGTTTCTTGTATATCAGCTCCCATTTGTCCTCCTTGTAATGACATAGCAGCTTCTTGTATAGCTTCTTGTTTCTTCTTAATATCCTTAAAGGCAGTCTCTCCTACCATTAGTGGAGTTTGTATTTTAAGATTATTATAAGCTTCTTGTAATAGTTTATACATATCAGAACTTTTTAGCATTGTAGGGTCTAGCTCTGCTGTCATTTGTAGTATTTGCATAAACTTAAGTAGTTTCTCTAACTCTTGTGTATTGATAAGATTTTCAAGTTCGTTGTTAAATTCTAATTCATACCAAGGCTTACCTTCTTCTATTAAGGCTAATATCTCTTGAGGTATAATTCTTTTAGGTGCTTTTTCTCTAATTAATTTAGCTTTATCAGAAGTAGGCTCTACTCCTAATTCTCCTAATTCCCATAATACACTTATTGACCTCTTCATAGTTGGAACTAATAACTCTGTCTTTTGTTGCATTAATATTCCACTTAAAGACTTACCACGAATAATATCTCTTTTAATAGTTTCTGTAGCTGTCATTTGTGTTTCATTATTAAAGTCTAATAAAGAATCAACTTTACTAGCTGTTGTAATGTGGTCTCTTAAATAAGGTATAAGAAAGTTAATTATTCCTGTTGGGTCTCCTATATCGTGCATATTCCAAGTTGGTTGTTGTCCGTTGCTTAAGCTAGGATTAAATACCGTAACTCCATCAGAAGATGTATCAATGACATTATCCCCTGCTATTGTGCCGTCCCACATTCCCATTGCTGGTCTGCTCATCTTCTCTAGTATCTCAATAGTTTCTCCTACTATAAAGTTCAAAGCTCTAATACTTGATATTAACATTGTGGCATTACTACGACCGTATATTTCTCCTCTTACTTTAGAAGCTCTTGCTATGTTTATAGGCATTTCTGCATAGTCATCTTCGTGAAAGATATTCTCTCTTTCATCATCTAAGAACCAAATACCTTTTACTCTTGTGCCACGCTTACCTTCTAGTCTAGGGTCGTAATCATCTCTAGGAAATACTGCACTTGTTAGCATAAATTCCTTTTGTTCGTCGTTAGTATTCCAAGCATCTTGTATCTTTTTAGGTAGTTGACTGACTAATAAATCACTTATTGTGCCTTTCTCAAAGCAAAACTCATTTACTATCCTTGATGCAGTCCAGTTATAACGAGGATAAACATAATCAACTAACCCACTTACTCCTTCTCCTATAGCAATATTATCAACTCCGTAGTCTCTGAATATTAAAGCATTGTCATCTATACCCTTCTTGAAAGCTTGATTAGGAAATGTTCCAATCCCTGATGTTCCAAATGCTCCTTGACCTTCTGTATAGACGTGTAATGAACCACTAAATCCTGCTCTTTCGTGATTAACGTGATAAAGTAAGTTATCAGTAGCAAAATCAAAGTAATCTTGTGTTGATGCTTCATCTCCTGTTAATTCTAGTAAATAACGACTAGGCTTCATCTTAACTGCCTTGTCGCCTGTTCCCCACATAATCCCTGCTAGATAATCTCCAAACTGACTAACAGATATTGCACTCGTAGGGTCTTCTACGTGTTCATCTAATTGTTTTGATTTGTTATCGTTAGGTGCATCATAGTATGTATCATCTACTTTAATGCCTGTGAATCGTGAAATAGTATTCCATAATGGACTATACTCTGCTCTCACACTCTTAGCATTCTCATATCTTTTTGTTATTCCTGCATATTCACTCATATTTTATTCCTTTATTGTCTCATTATGCTTTATAATAGCATTAAGATAATCTCTCATTAATACTTGTTGCTCTGGTTTAAATGTAAAAAAGAACTCAAGTAAATCTGAATGTTTAGGATTTCTACCCACTTCTCTTCTTTTATAATCAATAGATAATTTTTCTTTATCACTTCTATTTTCAAAATATTCTTCTAAATTCATATTTTAATTCCCAAATATTGTATCACGTTTTTTAACTTCGCCTACTTCTTCGCCAAGTATTCCACCTTCTGTTTCTGTTAGTGAACTTCTTAGTTGTGCTGATGACCTTTTCTTTGCTTCCAACTCTGCTGGTGCTCCTGATGCAACTCTTGCTGGTTTTAAAAAGTTTGATAATCCCATATTATTTTCTCCTTATCTTGTTTCGTAGTCTGTTTGGTGTTATTATAAATCCTCTTATTCCTAACATACTAGCACAGAAATCAGCACAAGTCAAGCAAGGTCGATAACCACTAATACATAAGTCTTTTACTTCTACTTGTATTACTTCTACATCAATAAAATCATCATCTGTTGCCTCTGCTATGTAAAATCCATCAAACCTAAAATCATATATCATTAACTTAGTATCCATTATACATAGAAAGCAATGCTTGTATTTACCTGTGAAGTAATCCCACCAGTATTGATTCTTGCCTTTAGTAAAGCATACATTAACTATCATATGGATGTTTTTGTGTTGTTTTATCTATTGCTTCTCTAACAGATGTCTTTAAAGCTAAATATATAAACTCTTTTGCTTTATCTACTGCTTCCTCAATAGATTTTCCCCATTTATCGTGTGTTCCACCTTTATATTTATCCTCTATTTGCCCTATATTTATACTAGCCCAATATACTTCGCACTCATAATCATAAGATATATCTATACCTTTATATTTAGAATTATCTTCCAATTTAAAAACTGTCATCGTCTTCTCCTTCCATTAACTATCATCTATGTATCCATATTCTCAAACTTATCTTGAAATCCATTATCATTCTTAAATCTTTCAAATCCTTCTTTAAAATATCTAAGCATTCCATCATCTTTTGTTTGTAATGGCGGATTATATAATTTCTCTTGTAGCTCATCTATCTTATCAAAGTTCTTCATTGCTATATCAAACATTCTATCAAACTTATTAGCAAGTTCCCAATATAGTTTTTCATAATTAGGTTTAGATTGTATTTCTTTCTGTCTAAGTTCTATGTCTATTTTTGATTTATCAAGTTCTTTTCTTAAAATACCTTTCTCTGTCAATTTATTATCATATTTTTTAACCCAATTTAACATTTCTTCTCTAGTGTCAAATTCATAGCCAACTCCTTGAAGCACAGCAAAGTGTTCTCTCTTAGATATTATTCTTCCTTTTTTATCATATTCTATTGGATATTTCATCGTCTTCTCCTTCTTCCTGATTTCCTTGTTATCTGTGATTTAGCTATTACATCTGTATCATCTGTCTTGCCTAAATAATGTATAGCTCCGTGTATTGCCATCATTAAAGAATCTGTTTCATCTGGACTGCGAAAGCCGTCCTTCTTCATTTCCTCTTTAGGTTGTATTAATCTCCTGCCAGTAGTATGATTGTTTCTAAACTTAATCCCCTCCATCTGTGGTATTATATTAGCAAACTTTTTATTTAAAATCAAGTAGTTTTTATCTACCCATCGTTTTAATTCATAATATCCTTCTGCTCTGGTGTTATGATAAGTATAAGAATCATAAGCTTTAGTTGCTCCATCAAACTTATATATAGGTAATCCTGTCTTAGATAGACTAGCAAATACAACATATCCCATACCTCCTATGTCTATTACACTTAAATCAGGCATATAATCAGCTATTATTGAAATCATCTTACCTTTAGAGTTATCAGGGTCAGGGTCGCTCCAAGTTATCTGGTCTATTAATTCCCAGTGTAATGGACTC